TACCAGACCGCGCTTTGGTAACTGACGGTGCCGCCTTGCAAGTTCAAGACGACAACGAACAGTACACAACTTTGACTGTAGCGTCACAAAAGCACATTGGTGTTAACTTCACCTCTGCTGAATTGACAATGCAGTTAGATGACTTTGCAGAGCGTGTTTTGAAACCACGTATCTCTCAGTTGGCTTCTTCTATTGACGCTGACGTAGCTAATAGCTACAAAGCAGTTTATAGCTCAGTTGGTACACCTGGCACAACTCCTTCTACTTCATTGGTGCTGTTACAAGCTCAACAAAAGTTGAACGAAAATGCTGCTGTTATGTCCCCACGTTACGCTACTGTTAACCCAGCAGCTAACGCAGGTTTGGTTGAAGGTATGAAAGGTCTGTTTAATCCTACAGACACAATCAGCCGTCAATTTAAGAATGGCATGATGGGTATGGGTGTATTGGGCTTTGAAGAAATTAACATGAGCCAATCTATCAAGCAACATACAACTGGTGATTGGGGTACAACTATCACTGTAACTACAACTGTTGCTACTGAAGGTCAAGCTACTTTAGGTATTAGCTTTACTGGCTCTAGCAAGACTTGGAACGTAGGTGATGTGTTCACTATTGCTGATTGTTATGCAGTTAACCCACAAACCCGTGAGTCTACTGGTAGCTTGCAACAGTTCACCGTAACTGCTGCTGCAACTGGTTCTTCTACAGCTACTTTAGCTATCAGCCCAGCTATTTACACCTCTGCTAACGCATTGGCTACTGTAAACAGCTTCCCTGTTGCTGGCAAAGCAGTAACAATGTTGGGTTCTGCTGCTAGTCAGTACGCTCAAAACTTGGTTTACCACAAAGATGCGATCACTTTTGCGACCGCTGACTTGTTGTTGCCACAAGGTGTTGACATGGCTTCCCGCCAAGTTCACAACGGTATCTCTATGCGTGTTGTACGTCAGTACGATATTAATAATGACCGTTTACCTTGCCGTATTGACGTTCTGTATGGCTTTAGCACGATTCGTCCAGCAATGGCTTGCCGTATCTGGGGTTAAACCTAAATGCTCCCGCGCAAGTGGGGGCTTTTTAAACTTATTTTTTAAGGAAACATATCATGGCACTACCTAATGGCGCTGGCGGTTACCAACTTGGTGACGGCAATTTAACCGAAGTAGATTTAATGATTCAACCTGCTCCTATCGCTTTGACAACCGGTGTAACCCTGACTGCCGCTCAATTGGCTAATGGAATTATTCTTGGTAGCCCAGGCGCAAGCGCAGTTTCATATCAACTCCCAACTTGTGCTGATTTGGATGCGTTAGTTTCTAGCGCTAAACCAAATAGCTCATTTGATTTCTCAGTAGTTAACGTAGATGGTAATACATCTGGTGTTATTACTTTGACAACAAATACTGGTTGGACTTTAGTTGGTCTAATGACTGTTGTTGCTACTGCTGGTACAGCACAAGCTTTCCGCGCCCGTAAAACTGGCGACGCTACTTGGACTCTTTACCGTTTAGCTTAATGTAATATCCCGCCCTTCGGGGCGGGTTTTTTAAGGAAAAATTATGCCAAATACCAAACCCGTTGGCGTCGCGTATTCTGATCCAGAGCTTGTTTCTGGAACTACAATTACTGGCGCTACTATTACTGGTTCTACTTTAACAACTGCTACAGTTAGCGGTACACTTACTTCAACTGCGACAACTGGCGCGGTGGTTGCTAATGCTACTGCTGGTTTGTACTTTTTGACTACTGCTATTACTGCTAACACCACTACAACATCTGCTCCTGTTGGTTCATTGGCTACTACAACCAATGCAACTGGCTTAGGCAAATTGTTTATTGCTGACGGCACTAAATGGCAATTCCCTGTTGTAGCTTAATAAAATAGGGGGCTTGTCCCCCTATCTAACTAAAAAAATCATGCCTATAATTTATTTAAAACATCCTATTCACGGTTCTAAAGTTGCTACAATGGAAGCCGAAGTAGAACATGACGAAGCACAAGGATGGGAACGCTACGAATTGGACACGCAACCAGTAATCGTAGAAGAAGCGGTAGAAGAAGTAATTGCGGCTCCTGTTAATACACTGGATGTAAAAAGACGTCGTAAAACCGCAGAGTAAGGAGTTGTTATGGCCACTACAGCCGCCGATCAAATAAATGGAGCGTTACGCTTAATCGGGATGCTCGCCGAGGCTGAAACGCCTTCTGCTGCTACTGCCCAAGATTCCCTCAATGCTTTGAATCAAATGATTGATTCGTGGAATACTGAGCGTTTATCTGTCTTTTCTACACAAGATCAAGTTTTTACTTGGACACCTGGTCAAATTCATAGAACATTAGGCCCTACAGGTAATTTTGTAGGTAATCGTCCTATTTTGGTAGATGATTCAACTTATTTTAAAGACCCAACAAACGGCATTTCGTTTGGTATTAAGATCATTAACCAACAACAATATGATGGTATTGCGGTTAAAACCGTAACTTCTACTTATCCACAAGTTATGTGGATCAACATGGATTACCCTAATATTGATATGTATGTATACCCAGTGCCTACAAAAGCATTGGAATGGCATTTTATTTCGGTAACTGAATTAGATCAACCAGCTACTTTAGCTACCAATTTAACATTTCCGCCTGGCTATTTAAGATGTTTTAAATACAATTTGGCTTGTGAAATTGCTAATGAGTTTGGTATTGAGCCACCACCTAATGTGGCTCGTATTGCGATGACTTCTAAACGCAATCTTAAAAGAATCAATAACCCTGACGATATTATGTCGTTGCCATACAGCATTGTTGGCACTCGTCAGCGCTTTAATATCTTTGCTGGGAATTACTAATGAAAACGCCTATCTTAGGACAGGCGTACGTCGCGCGGTCTGTTAATGCAGCGGATAACCGTATGATTAATATGTTCCCCGAGGCTACGCCAGAAGGGGGCAAAGAAAGTGGTTTTTTAAATAGAGCGCCTGGACTTCGTCTTTTAGCTAGTATTGGCAGTGGGCCAATTAGAGGGCTTTGGACGCATACTACTGCTGGATTAGATGCCTACGTTGTATCTGGTCAAAATTTTTATAAGATTGATACTAACTACAACGCTACATTATTAGGCACTGTAGGCGGTGGCGGCCCTGTATCTATTGCAGATAGTGGCACTCAGATTTTCTTAGCTTGTAATCCTGATGCTTACGTTTACACCGAATCAACTAATACTTTTGTTCAAGTTACTGACCCTGATTTTGCTGGCGCAGCTACCGTTTGCTACATTGACGGCTATTTTGCGTTTAATCAACCAAATACGCAAATTATTTGGGTAACAGATATTTTTGACGGAACTGCAATTAATCCTTTGGCTTTTGGCGCTGCTGAAAGCTCTCCTGACCAAGTGGTAGCAGTTGTATCAAATAATCGTGAAGTTTGGGTATTTGGTCAAGGTACAACTGAAGTTTGGTATGACGCAGGTACTACGCCGTTTCCATTAGCCCCTATTCAAGGCGCTTATAACGAAATTGGATGTGTAGCCCCTTTCTCTATTGCCAAACTTGATAACAGCCTGTTTTGGCTTGGTACTGACCCAAGAGGTTATGGAATTGTATACCGTAACCAAGGATATACAGGCAAACGAATATCTACCCACGCTATAGAATACGCCATTCAAAGTTATGGCGATATTTCTGATGCTGTAGCGTATACATATCAGCAAGAAGGCCATGCTTTTTATGTTTTAAATTTTCCTACCGCTGATAAAACTTGGGTTTATGACGTAGCAACAAATGCTTGGCATGAACGCGCGGGATGGAATAATGGCGTTTTTACCCGTAATCGTGGTAATTGTCAGATGAATTTTAATAGCCAAACAATTGTTGGCGACTACCAAAATGGCAATTTATACGCATTAGACTTAGATGTATATGCAGATAACGGTCAAAGTCAAAAATGGTTACGTTCTTGGCGCCCTATCCCACCAGGACAAAATAACCTTAAACGTACAGCGCAGCATACTTTACAGCTTGATTGCGAAACAGGCGTGGGTTTAAATGGGTTTTCTAATGTTCCTATTCCTGACTACCCTTCTGAAATTGTTATTCTTTCAGGCGAAAGTTTAACCATTGACGTTAGCGAATCTGTGTATATTGGCGGTGAAGATATTAGTGGTTTAACTGTAGGAGCAGACCCACAAGTTATGCTTCGTTGGTCAGATGACGGCGGTCATACTTGGTCTAATGAACATTGGGTATCTATGGGTAAAATTGGTGAATATGGTCGCCGTGCCATTTGGCGTAGGCTAGGTATGACTCTTAAATTGCGTGACCGTATTTATGAAGTATCAGGGACTGATCCGGTAAAGCTAGACATTATTGGCGCTGAGCTAATGATTAGCGGTACAAATGCTTAATATAACTCTTTTGCCATCGGCTAAAGTGCCTCTTATATATGATGGCACAACGATGATGTCAACTGAGTGGTACCGCTTTTTTTGGAATGTATACGGTTTTACAGGCGATTCTAGTGGGGCTATACCAGTAAACAAGGGCGGTACAGGGCTTACTAGCATTGGACTGCATCAATTTTTAGTAGGTACGTCTGCGAATACTTTTGAACCGACAACTTTGGTTGGAAGTGGCATTAGCGTTACTTATGCTCCTAATACTATAACTTTGGCTATTGGCAATTCGGGGGTTACGCCTGGTACTTATGGCTCAGCATCTAGTGTCGGTCAATTTACCGTAGATATACATGGCACATTAGTTTTTGCTCAAAATGTTCCTATTGCTATTAACGCTAGTCAGATTACTAGCGGTACGCTTTCTACAGCTAGAGGTGGTACAGGTTTATCAACTTTTGTTGCTAATGAGATTTTCTATGCTTCATCTACTAGTACAATGGCTCAATCAAGCAAATTGCTATTTGATGGCAATATTTTGACTTCTACAGGCGGTATTGGTGGGGGCAACTTTTAAATGACAAGCATAGCAAAACATAATAGAATCAGTCTAAATTTAGGACTTCTTTAAATGGCTCAAACAAACTTTACGCCTATTTTGCTATACGCTAGTAGCACAGCTACAAACGTACCACTTGCCGCTAATTTAACTAATAGCACTACTGGGTCAGAAATTGCTATCAATATTGCAGATAAAAATCTGTTTTTTAAAGATAGCGGCGGTACAGTAAACACTGTACCTATTCGTCAATCAAGCACTAGCTCTAATGGTTGGCTATCTAGCACAGATTGGAATACGTTTAATAACAAAGCGCCTGCTACTAGCGGTACATCAATCTTGTACGGCAATGGTACAGGTGGATTTAGCAACGTCACTATTGGTTCAGGCGTATCTTTTGTAGGCGGTACATTATCAGCTACAGGCTCAGGCGGTACAGTTACAAGCGTAACTGGT